CTCTCCTGTCACGTCTGTCCTTCGTGAGATCGCGACAGACAACGTCGCTGCATCAGCTGCGTTCGGCATGGTCCGTAATGGGGGCATGCCATCGATCATGGTCGGACCAGACTACAAGGGCGGCGTCGAGGATTTGTCCGAAGACGATGCACGTCAGACGAAGCGCAAACTGCAACAGGACTTCACGGGTGACAACGCTGGTAGTGTCCTGGTGATGACTGGACCTTTCAAGGTCGAGCAGGTCAGCCACAAACCATCCGAGATGGCGTTCGACGAAATTAGGCGCAAACCGGAAGAGCGCGTGTGTGCAGCTCTTGGTTTGAATCCTCTCGTGCTACAACTCGGCAGCGGTCTCGAGCGTGCGACCTATTCGAACCTCGAGCAGGCCACGCGTTCGGCATGGACAGACGGAATGATTCCTCTCATGCGTCAGATGGCTGAAGCGTTGACCATTGCGCTCCTTCCAGATTACGAAGAGACGCAATCGGGCGACTATCTCGAGTTTGATGTGGCGAATGTGCCGGCGCTCCAGGCTGACTTGAACGAAGACGCTGAGCGTGCTGAGCGTTTGTATAAGGCTGGTATCGTTGACCTCGCAACCGCGAAGCGTGTCGCTGGTGTGACGCCATCGGACGACGACGAAGGTTATTACCATCCGACTGCTGTCCCTGTGCAGAAGGATGGTCAGGAACTTCTCATTCCAGTTCAGCCTCCAGCGAAGGCGTACGCCATCGAGCAGACTCCAGACGAACCCGGACTGAAGTTCTTCCCGTCCAAAGAGATGAAGGAAGAAGCGCAACGCGCCATCGAGTGGCGGGATGCTGGTCGTGATGGTGGCACTGCTGTCGCATGGGCTCGAGCGAATCAGATCATCAATGGCGAGAAACTCAGTGAGTCGACTGTCCTTCGGATGTATTCGTTCTTTCGACGTCACGAAGTAGACAAGGAAGCGGAAGGATTCCGACCAGGTGAGGAAGGTTATCCGTCCGCTGGTCGCGTAGCATGGGCTGCATGGGGCGGTGATGCGGGATATCGCTGGGCCACAGCTGCACGCAAAGAGATTCTGAAGCGCATGGCGCCGAAGGAGAACGGGAAGTCCTATCATCCGTACTATGGTTACGAGCTGACAGACGCCGATGCCTGACATCTATCAAGTCAATGAGCGATATCGGAACCGGCTTCGTGCTCGCGAAGATTCTGCGCTCGCTGAGATGCGGAGGACGTATGGTGTCCTGCAAGCAGACAACCTCCAGCGCCTCGAGGAGATAACTCAGGCGATTGAGGAAGCACAGGCAGCAGGCGAAGATGTCACGGCGTTGAATGACTATCAGGTGCGCCTCGCGGCATTGAACGAGCAGATGGCCAGACAGGTGTCGCAGTTCGCTCCACGGGCGACCGACATCGCCAGCAACGGACAGCGAAGCGCCATCCAGCTCTCGCTTGACATGCAGGAGGACCTCGTGCGTGCTGTGGCTGGTATCCCTGATTCGGTCAGCATGGCCATCGATCTCAACTGGAACCGACTACCAGTCGAAGCCATCACGAACGTGGTCGGATTCGCTGCTGATGGTTCACCGCTGGCGGCACTATATGAAGCCATCGGACCATTTGCACGCGACCACATTACCATCGGTGTCGCCCAGGGAATGAACCCGCTACAGGTCGCTCGTCGCATGGCCCGGACGTATGAGACGCTGGCACCATCACGAGCTGCAACCATTGCACGAACAGAAATGATTCGAGCCAACCGCGAAGCACAGCGACAGACATTCGAAGCGAATCTGTCCATCGTGCGTGGCTGGTCTCGCGTGTCTGCTGGTGATGTTAACGTGTGTCCCGTATGCTGGGCATTGCATGGACAACCGAACCCTGTTGCAAATATCGTTCCATCGCATCCAAACTGTAGGTGTACGGTGATCCCGCTGACACCGACGTACGCCGAACTCGCTGGGCTCGACCCGGATGCATTCGACGAGGCGCCGGAACTACCGACACGCGATGAGCAGTTTATGATGTTGACAGAAGCGCAACGTCGCCAGGTGCTCGGACCGTCACGGTATAGGATGTGGGAAACAGGCACCAGCCTATCGGACTTCGGGAAGGTTGTTCCAAACGACCTATGGGGTCCACAGGCAGTCGTTGTGCCATTGAGGGATTTATGATGCAGACACTGGTGAACTTCGGGAGTGCAATCAAAGCGGACGACTCCGGTCGTGTGCGTGGTTAACTGGTACGCTTCGGCGGTCAGGACCTCGAGGGCGACTACTTCACGAAGGAGACCGACTTCGGTCGACCGATGAAGTCCGGCGATCGTGTCCCGATGAACTTGTACTATCATCACGGACAGGACCGAACAATCGGGAAGTCTCGCATCGGTACGGGCTACATCACCATGGATGACAAGGGTCTCTGGTACGAAGCACAGGTCGAGATGGCTGATGAATATCAGAAGATGATCGCCGACCTCGCGAAGTCTGGCAAACTTGGATATTCCTCCGGAGCAACTGGTCACATGGTCGAGCGCAAGAAGTCTGCTGATGGACGCTATGAAATTACACGCTGGCCAATCGGTGAGGCATCGCTCACGCCGACGCCGGCTGAACCGATGAACATGGTCAAGTCGCTTAAGGACATGTATGGCGAGATGGATGGAGAAGGCATGGAAGAAGAAGAGATGATTATCCCTGTCGCGCCAGGAGAAGACGTTTCGACATTCGTCGAGTCTGTCTACGGCGACCTAGACAAGGAGATGGTCCACGAAGGACTCGAGGCACTCTATGAGCGTCTGTGTGCTGGAGTTACAGCTGCATATGACAGTGGACTCGGCAGCGGGCATGTGGATGCCATCATCGATGCATTCGCCAACCGTGCGAAGGAACTGAACAGCAAAGTGAAGGACCCGGTCGCTGAAGCGCAAAGCCTGAAGGCTATGCTCGAGCGTCCTACGTCCATCCGTGAAGTGGAGCGACGCCTGCGGGATGCAGTCCGTCTCTCACGTAGCGAGTCGACAAGATTCGCAAAGACCATCTGGGCTGAGCTTGGGGAGCAAGCGGTCGAGACGGAAGAAACCATCGTCGAATATTCGAGCGATATCGAGGAAGCGAAGTCCGCTCTTCTTCGTGAGCTCATGATCTTGGAGTTAAGTCAATGACAATCGAACAACTCGAAGGACAGCGCCAGTCGACTATCGCTGCCGCTAAGGAAGTCCTCATCAACGGTGGAGATATGGCCGAAGCCACTCGCCTCCATGCAAATGCAAAGTCCCTCTCTGAGCGCATCGAGATGCTCAAGGAGTTCGGCAATGTTCCTGCTCCTGTCACTTCTGAAGCGCCTAAGGCTGAGCCATGGAAGTCCGGCGGTGTAACCCGTAACCCATTCCCTGGTACTCGTGAAGAGGCAAACTTCAAGGCATACGCCTTCGGACAGTGGGTCCGTGGCGAAGTCCTTGGAAATGCTAAGGCTGCACGATGGTGCGCTGAGAATGGCGTCAAGGCACAGACCGAAGGCGACAACGGACAGGGTGGATTCACTGTTCCTGAAATCGTTTCGTCCAGCCTGATCTGGCTCCGCAACGAGTACGGTGTAGCACGTCGCTTCAGCCGCATCTACCCGATGACATCCGATGTCCTCAATGTCCCGAATGCATCGACTTCGACCACGACTTATTATCCTGGTGAAGCCACTGCAATCACTGCATCCGACATCGCATTCACGCAGGTCGCACTCGCAGCCAAGAAACTCGCCATCCTGACCATCGTGTCCAAGGAACTCAACGAGGATACCGTCATCGACTTCGGTGCTACTTTGGCACAGGACTTCGCATACGGTCTCGCACTCGCTGAAGATGCAGCTGCATTCCAGGGCGACGGTACATCCACGTATGGCTCCATCACTGGAATCATGCCTCGCATCAAGGCTCTCTCCGGAACCTTCTCGAGCATTGCCTCCATGGTTGTTGGACCATCCGGCTCACAGACAAACCTCTCGAGCTTCACGCTCGCGAACTTCCAGTCCATGGTCGGCAAGCTTCAGCCATACGCCACGAACCCACGCTGGTACATGCACAAGAACGTGTTCTACAACGCTGTCGCAGACAAGTTGATTGCACTCTCTGGAAACAGCATCATGGACATCCAGAATGCATATGGTCCTGAACCAACACTGTTCGGTATCCCGATCAGCTTCGTTCAGAACATGCCATCCGCAACCGGCGTATCCAAGACGCTCGCAGTCCTCGGAGACCTCTCCAAGGGTGTCGCGTTCGGTGATCGTCGTGGAGTCACGGTCGAAGTTTCTGACCAGGTGAAGTTCGTCGAGGATGCACTCACGTTCAAGGCGACCGAGCGTTATGCGTTCAACTGCTTCGACGTCGGAAACGTCACCGCAACCGTGGCCGATCAGGTTCCTGGTTCCATCATCGTTCTCCAGGCTGCCGCTTCGTAGGCTGTCTGACTTCGCAGTCAAGGGGAGCGGGATACCATTCCCGTTCCCTTTTTGTTTTACTAGGAATCGCTCATGCCATACACACGGACACAAGCACTTGAACGCCTCGCATGGATGGTCGCATCTGACCAATATCCACAGCTGGATTCCACTGCGCTTCAGCAGCTCGTCGACGACCACGCACGCTGGTCTGTCTGGACTGCTTCTACAGCCTATGTCGTTGGCGACATCGTGATTCCGACCGTCGCGAATGGTCGACTGTACCAGTGCGTTATCGCAGGGACATCGAGCGCCACCGAACCACAGTTCCCACAGTGGACGCAGACGCTGAACTACACCGTGAACGACGGTGCCGGCGACCTTCTGTGGCAGGACATCGGTCCAGCCAATAACGAACGCTATGACATCCGCGCAGCTGCGCGACAAGGATGGATTCGCAAAGCATCGAGTATCACGCATCTCATCGATGTGAAGGATGGTCAAGTCGACGCGAAGATGTCCGCACTCCGCGAGCATTGTCTCGATCAGGCTAAGCGATACAGCCCGATGGTGTTCGTATGATTCCGGCGCCATACGTTACCGCGCTCAAAGTGGCGCTCGCGAACTACGCCTACAGTGACCGCGTGCAGATCTGGCGAAACGTGAACCAGTCTGACGGTATCGGAGGCATCAGCCAACACTGGATACAGGTGGCTGAGATTCGCGCCACAATCGCCAACACGGGCGATTCTGAAGGCATTGTCGGCGGCATGATTGAACAGGCTGGCACATGGACGCTGACGTGTTCACCTGAAGTCGAAGTCAAAGCCGATGACAGAATCTACACATCAGGGAATCCGCAGAACCTCGCGCCATACTACGAAGTGATCGGAAGTGATTGGGGACATTCGAACGAAGTGAGTCAAACAATCGCGCTCCGCTCGAGGTCAAACGGTTAACCGACTGCGTGATGCGAGATGTCCGACTGTGCCACCATATTAGAGTGAAGATGTACAGTGGAGTGATGGTATGACATTAGAGGTCGTTGTAGCGCTGATTGGACAACTTGTCCTGGTATTGGGGGCCGTCATCGGGACCTATACCAAACTACAGGTGAGCATCAATGTGCTGACAGTGAAGCTCGAGAACGTGAATGCCACATTGTCTGGACAGGCACAGGAAGTGCGACGCATCGAGGAGCGCCTCGGTAAACTCGAGAGTCGTGTCGCGATGATCGAGGGGAGTTTGCAAAGATGAATTCAATATCCATTCCGCGATTGTTGGTCGTTGTCCTGGTCGCATTCGCGGCATCCTTCTCGACTGTATTCGGAGACGGCATCCGCACAGCTGAAGCAGACACGCTCGCCGAGCTTGGCGCAGTAATGGCACTGTACGGGAGCAAGGCTGTAGCGGCTGGTGTCACTGCTGCGATGTCTGCTGCGCTGGGATTCTTGACGATGCCGTTCAAGGGTGTTGAGGCAAGTGCTTTGAAGGTGGGCAAATGAACCTGCAGAACTTCCGCATTGAAAAGGAACCAGCACCGTCTACCGACTGGCGTGTCTTTGGTGATATCGAGGATGACAACGGAAACATCTTGGGTACGTTTGGGCCTGATGGAACCAGCGTCAATATCTGGTGGGTTCAGCAGGACGAAACATTTCAATATGGAATTGTGCAACAGTTCGCAGTGATTATGGCACAGCAGATTACTAGTGGAGATGCCGAGTAATGGCTACTTATTACGTTCGCACTGACGGTAGTGATTCCAATACAGGTTTAGGGTCTACTACTGCGCTTGCGTGGCAGACAATAACCAAAGCAATAGGTGCGACTGGTATTGGAGTCGGTGACACTTTATATATTGCGCCCGGTGTTTATCGTGGTTCGTTTACTGCCGCGTTTCCAAACCCTGCAAATGAGGGGGAACGTATTACCATTTCTGGCGATCCAACGGCGGCGCAGTTCAGTGGCGTAACTGCTGGGCCTGTAGTTCTCACAAACTATACAAATACAACTACAACGACTGGAACTACTGGGTTAACAATTAGTAAAAACTTTATAACTCTAACTGACTTATGTTTTGTAAATAATGTGGCTGGTGGTGCGCCGTCATATGGTATTAGTGTTTTTATAACTTCATCATCATTAATCATAAATCGATGTTTATCTCATTGTAGGGAAAGTAATCTTGAGTCATATGGGTTTAGGGTAACTGTTCCATCTGACCAAATAGCACCAACGATAACAAACAGTATATTTATTGCCGGAATGTTGATGAGCACATCAGCAAGTGCCTCATATAATTCAGCTGGTGTAATCAATGATTGTCTATTTATTAGTACAAGTATTGCCAGTCTTACAACCCTAGCTGCATTGACGTTTCTAAATACAGGTACAAACAAAGCTGGTGGATTTACAATAGCAAACTGCACATTTTTCTCCGGTGGAAGTTGTATCGGAATGTGGCCGTCATTAGGTCTTTCAACTTCTCACCCAAGCTTGTTTACAAACAATTATTTTAGAGGCTCGACCGGTATTAATTCAAGTAGTACTGCCGCACAATCTGAAACCTACAATATCTTTGAGTGTGTCACAGATAGAGTAAATTGTAATACTGGCACTGGCTCAGTGAGTAAACCGCAACACGCTCTTGATATGCATATATCAAAAATACAAGGTTGGTCTACATTACCGTTCTTAGCACCAATCACTGGTAGTTATGGCATCGGTGCTGGAACAACAACAAGCGCACCAGCCACTGATATGTTTGGTGTAACGTGGTTAACAACGCCAACGATTGGTTCTACTGAAACATCTAGGATTGCAAATCAATATCTTCCAACCGAGCGCAACGCCTCCACCATCACAATCGCCCCCGGCTCAACCTCCCAGTCCATCGAACTCTACCTAGGTGCAACAGGCCTCACAGCCTCCACAAGTGGTCTCACAGCCCGCTACAACCGCACACGCACTGCCAGTGTAAGCATCCCTCTAGTAGCCCGTACAATCGCACAGGCGTGGACTGCTGGTGGCTTTGCGGAGGTAGACGCAACCAACATGCCGGGGATTTACCGCCTCGACATTCCCGATGCTGCACTGGCTGCTGGTGCTGATGACGTGACGATCGTGGTGCGTGGTGCTTCTGGCACTAACGGTGCGGTAATGACGGTCAAGTTATCCTCTGGTGGCTTGACGGAAGCACAGACTGCATCGGCGCTCTGGGGTGCATTGACCAACGACCACCAGACTCACGGGACATTTGGATGGAACGTACTTCGTGCAGATCAGGACTCGAAGGAAGGTCTCGTCACACTGCATCAGTCTGGTGGAGTGTCTCGTGTGGATGCTGATATTCACGCGATTGCCAACGACACGGACGCCGCCACGGAACTCAAGGGTGCGCTCCTTCACAATGGCACAGACTACATCTCCGCAGATCTGTTGACGCCTGTGTCAGCTGCAACGAGCGTACACATCGGACCTTATCAACTCCTGGCTGATGGCCTCGGAGCAGACCAGCCGCTGGATGTTAACGTCGGAACCGCGACAAGCATCGATGTCCAGGTAACGGACGCGAATGGGACCGGAATCGACATAACTGGTGCAACAGTATCGGCGAAGGTATACAACAGCGGTGGAACGCTTGTGGCGACCTACAATGGAACTGCAACGTATGCCGACAATGGTCGATTGTCCTTCGGTCTTACGACTACAGTGACCGCCACGTCAGGCACGTACACGGTGACCGTGACCAGGACAACGGGTGCGACGGATACGCAGATATTTGGACCGCTGAGACTATACGTGAGGCCAGTATGAGTGTGAACATAATCAACATCACCGAAGACCCTGAACAGGTCGTGCAGGTCGCGGCATGGGTCGGTGACTGGCACACATTCGTCGTGCGTCTGGTCGATGAGAATGGCTCACCGATTGACATCACGACAGGCACGCTCAGCGCAACGTACACAAACGCAGCGACAGGCGTGGCGTATTCCTTCGTGACTGGTTCCGTGACGCTCACAAAGTCATTGTCGTCACAAGGTATCGTCACGATTCTCAACCCGGCTGCATACCCGACAGCAGCTGTGATTCGCTTGACATTGTCGCTCACGGTATCGACCACGGTGCGACGCTTCGGTCCACTGCTCATCGAGGTCCTCGCTCCGTGACAGTCAATGTCGACCTGTCTGGATTCGACGACGCGGAGAAGCGTTTTCGCCTGTTGGCTGTATTTCTCCAGAAGGCGGTGAGTGCTGCTTTTACTGGAATGATTGCATCGATGACTGGTCAGAAGTCTGGTCGTAAATACAAGACTGGCAAGAACACTATTCATCAAGCATCCGCGCCAGGACAAGCACCAGCTGTGCAGAGTGGTGTGCTCAAGTCATCCATTACAATCAATCCAGTCAATGAATATACATACGTCATCAGCATCGCGGCGTTCTATGGCAGGATCTTGGAGTTTAGTATGAATCGTGCGTTCGCGATTCCTGCATCCGAAAAGGCATGGGCGGTGTTTACTGGCGTGGTGAGGAAGTACTTCAATGGTTGAATCACTGGTCGTCGACGAGTGGATCTATGACACGCTCACAGCTGACGCTACGCTCCAGGGACTGCTGGCGGTAGACAACAGGGCGCCTTCGTACCAGCAAGGCATCTATTTGTACTTCGCGCCGGAGAAGGATCCGATCAGTCTGCGACAGCCACAGGTTCCATACATTGTGGTGCGTCATTTAGACGCCGGCCAGACTGACACGACATCGGTGTGTGGTGGCCGCAT